GTTTGATAAGCAGTCTTCACTGCGTCTGTCCAAACTACATTACAGATAGCCTGTACTTCAGCTGATTGACCTGAGATGTCTGTGTCACCCCATGTACCATCTGCTTTAACTGAGCATGCTAATGCGTGACGATGGAATGATCTACTGATCTCTGTACCATCTCTAGCAATCACCGTAGCTGTACGAACTTGCACATGCTTATGATCTCCCACGACTTCAATTTTATCTTCTACTTGTGTTTCTGTTAGTGCCATATTGGCCTCCTTTGTTTTATCGTGGCGTTATTGCCACCTGACTACCCAAAGCTATGCGGTGGGTTATGCTGTTTTGTAAAATAATGAACCGAAATATGTGCTTACAATTGGTGATGCTCCGTACAAATAGCAAGTATTTGAAGGGTTTATCTCTGCTATAGACGATATACCTGACCTTGCTCTCCAAAATCCCCCATAATATGTCAGTACAGAAGTTTCTCTAGTAAAGGGAAGATTAGTCACAAGTAGAGTTCCTCCAGCACTTCCAAGAGTGTTTATTACAAATTGAAAGTGTAGTGTAACTACTTTACCTACTTTAGTATAAACTCCAGATTGAGCTGACAGAGTTGTTATAGTACCTGACGAAGAAGCAACTGTAGGTGTCCAATTCCCTTGTTCGTAACTGTCCAACTTATTAGCTGAACCAGTACCGCCGAGGTATACTCCACCTGATAGGTAGAGATCTTTCCAACGTGTATTTGAAGTCCCTAAATCTTCTGCATTGTCGCTGGTGTTGCCATTAGTATGCGGCATTGCGCTATTAGTACCAAATTGTATTCCAGCATGAGAAGAGTTACCTTGAATGTAAAGGTTATCGGTATTACCAACCCCAATACTACCTACAGTTGCACCGTTTTTCTTTATTGCTAATACATTTCCATCAGTGTTCATTCTATTAAAAGCAACAGCTTCGTTAGAATTTCTTGATACTTCAAAGCGACCACCATAACTACCAGCTGAAATGGCAACACCTTCTACATTGTTAATAGCTGGTAATGTATTAGTTGTATTAAATAGCACATCACCATCAAATGTGCCACCAGCTGCTTTAGAAACATAGTCATCTGTAGGTAAAATCTGACCTGCAAATATGTTTATGTTATCCCCAATGTTTGCACCAGAGCCAAGAACGACTGATGATCCTGTTGTAGCAGTATAGTCTGCTGGATCTAATCTAACACCGTTCATATAAACCTCTAGTTCACCTGGTTGATATGATAGTGTCTTACCACCAGCATCTGATCCAGTAAAGGTTGTTGTTGAAGCTACCGTAACGGCATACGAAAACTCTCGTCTAGCAAGCTGTCTTGTATCATTGGGTTTTGATCCTATGTATGCCATTTTATTATCCTATTAAATGTCCGCTGAAGTAACTATATTGCCTAAGAGTTGTAGTGTTGCCACCACAATAAGTCCTAGTATACATATAATCATTTTGGTTTAGGTATACTGCCTGGCTTGTGTATACAAACACATCAGGACCAACGGAGGAAAAATTGTAGTAAACTGTACCATCACTTCTTACGAGCATGCTTCCTACGTAGTTTGTTCCGTTCTGAAAGTACATTGAAAGGTTAAACTGATAGAACCCTGAAACAGGAGCTGTAAATCGTCCTGTACTAGTGCTGTAATGTGAGCCTATATTAGTTACTATCTGATTAAACTTAACAGTATCAATTCCTGTAGGAGAAGTAGAATTACTTGTATTAAAGCGCACGTTAAACCCTGGCTGATTAGGTTTTGTTACATAACCATTTTCATCAATTTCCATATTTTTTGACCCATCAGTATAAAACTGCATAGGTGTTGAACTACCCACTGAACTAAGTTGGAAAGCATCAGCAGCGCCAGATACTTGTCCTTTAAAGGTTGTATTATAATATAGATTTATATTTGCTGCATTATTGGTTCCCCGGCTTACTTTCATAACAGGATTGGTGTCTGTTTGAACGTGTAGGCCAGATGTGGGACTGTCTGTCCCAACCCCTAACTTACCATCATGTGTTAATGTCATCTTACTTGTGTGATCATCTAAGGTACCGTTACTAATATGAACCTTACCATCAGGAGTATCAGACTGATGCATAACAAAGTTATTAGTGGCGGTTGAATGATCGCCTATCTGTACTCGTTTTGTTTTTAAGTTACTCATATTTTTATCCTAAGATTACCAATTTATTAATAACGTTTGTTTAGCCTACTAACCGATATAGTCCGCTAGAATATGCATCTTCACCACCTTGATAATGAACACTACCACTTGATGCCCAGTACCATCCTAAAGTATCATTTGCTGAACAATATACAACATTATGTGTAGATATTCCTCTATCAGAAGCTACATATCTTCTAGCAACAGTAGTGCCATTCTTTTTTAATTGAAACTCGCATGATTGGGTTGATTGAGTTAAAGCGTGAGCTGAACACTCGTACCATCCGGCAATAGGACATGTATATAACTTAGAAGAAGTGTTGTAGTTAGATCCACCCGTCTGGTGATTAATAACAGTGAACCGCATTAGTTCATTATTCATTGAAACGTAATCACCTGTACCTGTTACCCAAGCACACGGCTGATTAGGTTTTGTTACATAACCTGATGCGTCTATGCGCATACGTTCTGAGGCATTTGTGCTAAATACCATTGCAGTATTTTCGGCATTATAGATAGAGGCATAGCCACCGCTTGAATAACCAACATCAAGACCATTAGAAGCTAAACCGTCATGCGTATAGCGGGTAAAAGCTTTTGAATTAACGGATGTTCCATTTATGTGTAAGTCACGACCAGGCGAACTCGTCCCAATACCAACTTTACCATTGCCGTCAACATACGCACGGGTTACCCCATCCGTCATTAGATGCATATCATTATTTAATCCGGCTTTGATAGATGCTGACATTTGTTATACTCTATTCTGCTGCGGCAACTGTTAGTGTACCTGCTTCTACTTGTTTTAGTATTTCTGCATAGTGTCTGTTAGCAGGGTCTAAAGGTATATGTAGCTCTTGACCATCTACTGTTGCTCTGATTCCTGTGTTAGTACTATCAGAGTCCATCATACTTGTAGTATACTGTGCTGATTCTATATTCATTTATTTATTCCTTTTTATTCTGCATCTGCAATTGTTAAGGTTCCAGCTTCAACTTGCTTGAGTATCTCTGCGTAGTGACGATTGGCTGGGTCTAGTGGGACTGACATCTCTTGCCCGTCTATTGTTGCTTGGACTGAAGAGTTGTTACCAGATATTGAATCTGCATTATATTGTGCTGTTGTAATGTTCATATTATCTATCCTTTATAACTCCGCATCAAAACCAACATAACTGCCTGTTGGGGTTGCTATCCATCTCCAATGACCAAAAACACCATTGGCTATGCCGTTGTTTGTATTATCAAATGTTACAATAACGGCAGATGCTAAGTCACCACCTTCAGACAAAGTAAAACTTTGGAAAGCTATAGCTGATCCAGAAACATAATTGAAACCTTGTATTGTTGATGAAACATCTTTTGTAATCAAGGTAGGTTTTGTTCTCATTCCGACAGGGAAGGTCGGAAACCATTTAGCTGTATTAGAACCTGCGCCAAATACAGGAAAAGCTTGATAATATTGAGGTTGATAAATAAATGTATACCTCTGACACTTCGCCAGCTCATCTCCGTATGACCTATGCTCGAATGGAGTTGCAGTATCACCAACTTCGAGTTGGACTCCTGTGATTTGCCATGTAGCGTTAGTTGTCCCTGCTACGTCAGCTACCTGCCCATAGCCAAACCTTGCGGCAGACCATGTTGCCCATGAAGTATTATCTGCTGATTTTCTATCAGGACCGACTGAAAGGAAAAAGTAAGTTTCTAAACCTCCGCCATTGTCATTATTTATTACACCTACTGTATCAGGAGGAAAAGTTATAGTTTTGTATTCCCATGTATTAGCTGAGTTAATTGTGTAAGTAGCACCTATGTTTCTATTATCATCATTCTCGTATAGTGATAAACAGTAAACTCCTGTTACACTTGATTTTACCCAAAAAGAACAAGTTATAGATTTTGCCTCAGAGGTTCCATATCCTAACTGTTGTAAGTTTTGTGCTTCCATAGCATGAAAAACCGCTAGTTGTTTTGATCCAGACATAGTTTCAGCAGTAGTAACTGTAATTTTAAGAGAGTTGCTAAAACCCGAAGGTGCGTTTGTATCTTGAGTTTGGGTTATAGCCAAACTACTTGTGCTACCTTCTGTTGGTTTAAACCTATCTACAGTTCCATATGCAAATGTTGTAGCACTCGTCCCACGTTGTGCTACTTGCATAGCACCGTTAATAATTAAATTGCGACTGCCTAACTGCCCACCATTATAGTTACCTGTGTTAGCTAAATCTGCTGTAGTAACTTTAGTCGTCGCTGTTAGATTAGGAGTTGTGACACCTGTAGTACCATTTATTCTTACTGACATATCATCTCCCTACACAATTGTCCACGTTGACCCATCAGGTATATTTATAGTCACATCACTATCGATATCTATCGTACCTGCTGATATAGCATTATAGTTTGATGATATTGTATAGTCTGCAGTAATGTTACTATTACTTTCAATAATACCTGTAGCAAACTTAACAGGTCCTGAAAATGTACCACCCGAAGAAGAACTAACCGCATCAACAACCGAAAAGGTTGATTGAGCAATCACTGTAACTTCATCATTTAATGACAGTCCTGTAATCGTTACAGATACACCATCAGTTGCGGTATAGTCTGTTGGTTGAAGAAGTACACCATTAACAAATACATCTACTTGACCAACAACATAGGATACAGGAAATACTGTTTGCCCCTGTGATGTTGTAAATGTATATGATCTGCGTACGCCTTCTGATAGGCCCTGTCCAATGTAAGCCATTTAGCTTTCCTTATCTACTATTCTGGCGCTTCAGCTGCTGCATCAATATTTCGTTGTGCTGCTGTTTTTACCCACTCACGAGTAAATGCATCTGCGACAATTAGTTCTCTTGTTGCCGGAATTGCTACACCTTCATCTAATGCACGAGTTGTATATAATGAAACAATTTCATCAACCGCAATACGTGCACGGTTAGTTGCCGCATTGTCAACCCAATCTTGAACACTTGCTGCTACATATTCTAAACCTTTGTTCTCAGTTGCTGTGAGAGTTACTGTGATATCAACCATTTTAAAATTCTCCTATTATGGTTTTGTTGGCCAAGTGACATCATCTAAAGAAGTAGCTGAAGATGTAATGTCTCTTAGTGCTTGTCTGTATGCTGTTTGAGCATCAGTCATTGTGTGATCTGAACCAGCCCACCAATCAGTAGCTGCAATCAAACGATCACGTTCTGCTCTGAGTAGCTTCATAGGTTCTGCTGCAATTAATTCTGCTTTCTTGGCTGACACTGCAGACCAAGTTGTTCCCCAATCACTTGGATTGGATGATTCGATAGCAGATCCATTTGCATCTGCGCCAGTTACTTTGGCGAACATGCTTGTGAATTCTGCTTCTGTTGTTGGTTCGCCACGGAGTACCCACTCTGTAACACCCAACTCTGATAATGCTGTTGATATTGTTGTCATTTTAAAAGGCCTCCTTTAGCCTGCTATTTCTATTAGTAAAATTGTTGCAGGTGCAGAGTTATCGTTTACTTTAATATCCCCACCACCTTGTGATCTCATAAACTGGGTTTTGTATGTAACCTCAGAAGTTGTATTTGGGCTATCTAAAAAGTTAAAAGATATTGAACTATTATTTGTACTATTATTATCAAATAAATAATACCCTACACCCTTTATTTCTGTAGTACCACGGAGTATCCTATATGCCATCCATGAAGATTCAACTCTTCCGTTTTGATCAATTAATATCATTATTTTACTATTGGAACTTGTAGGTGTAATTGCACATGACAACCCCGTATCAACCCAAGTGTTGTTATCAGATACAACTACTGTAGAATAATTTGCAGTTACAACCTGCAATACCGTACCCGTTGTATTAATCCCTAAGTCAGCCGCCGTTGGTGTAGCACCATTGGCTTTCTGTAGAGTATCGACTTTTATTATACTGGTCATTGTGCGATCTCCTGTAGAATAATTCTACCACCAGTACCATAATTATTTTGAGCGTCGCTGTTGTTATATTGTATTGTAGTAGAACCCTTACACCCTCCTGATATAGTGTATGTGGTTGCACTGGTTGTGTTTGGACTATCTATATAAGTTCTTGTACTGTATGTCATGTACCTATCAGGATCACTCTGTAGGTAAAAACTTTCTCCATATTCACTAGAAGCATCCTCTAATAATGTTGTAGATCCTCTTCTTAATCTTACTAATGCACCTCTCCATTGATCTGTACTCGAATTACCGACATATATATGTTGTTCAAATACTATTAAAATTTTACTAGTTGCAAATTTAGGAGTTATTGTTATTGACCCAATATCAACTTTAGTTGTACTTGTTACTGATGCATAACCTAAATCATTATTAACTATCTGTATAACATGTCCTGGAATATGCACACCATTGCCACTGGTCTTCTCAACGAGGCTATCGACTTTTAATGTACTCATTGTGCGATCTCCGTAAGACGTATATGATTAGTAAGATTTGCATGATTACCGTAAAAAGTTACACCTGCATTGTCAGACCTATGATATACTTGATAAGTTATTGTTGATGTACTAGACGCAGTA